AGTTGCGTGAATCGTTGCGTGACTTTGCATGGCTCGTGACTGCATAAGGTGGTGTTGACGTGCCAAGTACGGTGAAGTTCCGGCCGGACCAACCGCTGTTCAAAGCGGATGCGTTCCACATGCCCTTGTGGATTCACGCGCCATTTGAGGTGGTGCGAGGGTTCTACAAGTGGATGACTGTCACTCTTGTTCGTGACAACCCGCACCGTAACCCGATGGATAACGCCACGTTCACCAAGCGTGCCCGTAAGGCTCACCGCAATGCGTTTTGGACGGGTCGGCCCGTCATCAAGCGTGCCAAGTGGGTCACGATGGCGTGGCGTTGGGGGTTGGTCTTCACCGTACTTGCGTCGATCAAATACTTGCCCGGTAGCGCGTGGTTGTGGTTGGCACGGTTGGCCGGACGTTTTCTCAAGTGGGTTGGCCTTGATGTCATTCCGTGGTGTTGGGCACATCTCGGTTGGCTGCCGGTGATTCTTGTCGGGACCATCACCGGTGTCTATGGGATGGCATGGGCGTTTAAACGGTTGCTTGTGAAGATGCATGGTCGGGGTGACGCTAATACGCCATGGTATGAGTACGTGCTTGCTGCCGAAACGTGGGTCAAGGGGAGGTTGGGACGATGACTGTATTGGTAGTTGTCGCGGTTGTGCTTGGCTTGATGTGCCTCGCATGTGGGGGGTTGCTTGAGGCTGCCCATCGTGCCAAGCGTCGTGACACGTGGATTCGTCCGGCCGCTCAAGTGCTCATTGACAACCTTCCCAAGACTGGCCTTGCGGTTGATTCGGGGGTCATTGACGGGGTGGCCACGACGATTCGTGATCGGCCGGAAAAGTATGTGAGGTTGCCCCGAGCGTTCCCGATCGATGCCAGTGACCTTGAGTCGTGCGTGACGATTCGGTTGCCAGTGTCGCCAGGAAACCAGGAAAAGACCCGTGACAGAATCGTTGCCGATGTTGGCAGCCGACTTGGTTTTGAGGGATTGCCCACGGCCGATTGGTCTTATGTGGGTCATGGCGCGGTTGTGCGGTTGTACCCGACACCATCGTTTGGTGAGCCGCGTACGGTCTATGACTACCTTCCGCATGTTGAGGTTGAGGCAGGCAACCCACATCGGGTTGTGCTTGGCCTTGACCTTGAAGGCAAGCCGGTTGTCTATGACCATGTGACGATGGGTCCGCACATCAAGGCATCGGCCGGTAGTGGAGGTGGCAAGAGCAATCTCTATCGATTCCTTGTCCCTCAATACATCCGATCGGGCAGTCAAGTCATCATCCTTGATGTTAAGGGTGTGTCGATGCTCGATCTTGCCGTTGCCCTTGAGTTCCGTAACATCCGGTATTTTAGCGAGGCACAGACGTGTCACGATGCTTTTCAAGCGGTGTTTGAAGAGCTTGAGCGTCGCCGTAAGGCAGACATTGAGGCTCGTTTGCGTGGCGAGAAAGCGGTGTTTGCACCCCTGCATGTCATCATGGAGGAAGCAAATACGTTGATGGCCATGCTCAAGGACTTTTGGGAGTACGCCAAGAAGGCACACGCGGACGCCGCTACCCATAGCCCTGCCATTCGATCGATGCATTACTCGGTTTACATGGGTCGTGAGTTCGGCATTTACATCCACGTGATCGCGCAGCGTGCGGAAGCCGCTGTGTTCGGTGGTGGTGCCGTGCGTGAGAACTTCAATGCCGCTCTCATGAGCAAGTGGGACATGCGGACGTGGCGCATGCTCGGGCATGGACACAAGTACATCCCGCACCCGATGGATTGGTCTTGGTACCTAGTCACGTCAACCGATGTGGTGCGGTACTTGCCGCCGCACTTGCAAGAGAGTGATGCGGCGTTGATTGCTGATCTTGAGCATGTTGCCGAACTTGAATGGCCTAGCGGCATCGATGCCGTGCCGGATGTTCGGGTGACGTCGATCGGTGGTGGTGGGCACCAACCGTCCATTGAGCGGGCATCGGTGAGCATTGAGCTTCCCGTTACCATGACTCTTGCTGAGGTTGCCAAGTTCATTGAGGCACATGGGTACGCCGTGCCATACGCAACACTGCGCAAGTGGCAATCGGGTGAGCGGTCACCGGAGTCACAAGGGTTCGCACCATGGCCCGCACCCGAGGGTGACAACACAAGCGGTGCAAAGGTTTACAAGCGTCTTGACATCGTGAAGTGGATGGTTAGCAAGGGTGCGCCATCCGGTCAGTATTGGGATGGGTATGCAGCGGATATCAAGGGTTCGGATTGCTGTTTGCGCCATCATGTCATTTACGGAATTTACGTGGATGGTATTGATGGAGTTGGTTACGTCGGGCAAACGCATCAAGCGGTAGAGACTCGCATTGACCAGCACAAGGAAGAACAGTATTGGGGTGATGTCGTAACGGGCTTTGTGAAACTGTTTGAAGGGGAGATGACTTGCATTGAGGCACGTGGGCTTGAGGCAATGCTTATCGGTGAGTGGGGACCAACGCTCAACCGGGCAATTCCTCAGATTGGCGCTAAGCCTGAACCGGCATGGAATCCGGCAGCCGAGAGCGCATCGGTATTGCGGGATGCTCGGCATGCGCGCGATAAGGCAGCCGGTAGGCCGTTGTTCACGTCGCCACGGGAGCGCGTGAGCTAGTGCGGGTGTGGGTCGGTGGGTTGGCACGAGGGTTGGCATTGACCCTGCTCTCTTGAGTGTGACCCACCGACCCGACCCACTTAACGATCATGACAAGGGGTGCGGCATGACTAGTAGGCGTGAAGACTGACTCAACACTGCGTTGGGGTATGTATCCAAGGATCGAAATTCGGCGTACGGAAACCCCGAGGACAATTTCAGCAACATTGCTGAGATGTGGAATGCCCAAGGGGTGCGTATTGATGGCCGTGCATTGGTGGCGTCGGACGTGGCCTTGATGATGGCTGCCATGAAGCTAGCGCGGTTGCGGTTCAACCCGACGCACGAGGATTCATGGGTTGATCTGGCAGGGTACGCCGCGTGTGGAATGGATGTGGCGTTTAAACCGAGTAACGAGGATGCGTTTAAACCGCCATTGCGTGTGGTGCCTGAGATCAGCAATGGGGGGTGGGTTGGGGACATGTACCGGTGTGGTGATGAGGAAGGGCTTGCAGAGTGGCAAGGGCGGATAGGTGCCAAGCCACATGCGGCGCATTCGTATGGCCGTGACAACGGTCAATGGTGTGATGGCTATGACTGACGATGGATGGGTGAGCGACAACCCGAACCGTCAATGCCATGTGGTGAGGGGCAAGCACGATGCTCACGAGTTTGACAGGGCCGATGACCCGCGTGAGTACACAAGTGACAGGCTAGGGTATCCCAAGTCTGCACGCGGCATTGGATGGTGTGACGGCCGTATGTGACGTAACGTTTGGTCTACCCGCATGTTTAGGGACGGACTAAACGCCATGGCTGACATCGAACGTAGTGAAGTATGGCGCAAGAAGCGTAGGGCACTTGAGCTGAGACTAGCTAAGGTGCCCTATCGCGCTATTGCCGCCGAACTTGAGGTCAACGTTGCCACGTGCCACACGTGGGTTAAGGAACTCACGGCAACTGAGTTGCCACCGGAAGACATGGAGACGTTACGGCAGCAAGAAGCCGATGGATACGATCAAAGCGAACAACGTCTATTGGGCTTGCTTGGCATGGTTGCGCAGACTGCCCAACGCAAGAAGGACAATCTAGAGGATTACAGCGAGGAAACCCGACGCATCGAATCCCTTGAGCGCACGCTCATGGACGTTCGTAGGCAGCGTGCCATGTTGCTTGGCATCAATAAGCCGGTATCGGTCACGCACAATGTCAAGATTCGCAATGTGTTCGATGAAGAGATTGAAGCTCTTGTCGCTGAGTTGACCGGTGGCGGCAACATCATGAGTGACCCTGAACTTGTGGACAGTGGCGATGAGTGAGGCATCGGACGTACTAGCGGAGCGCATCAAGGGTCTTGACATCAATCGACGTCGGCAGCTAGCGGCAAGGCTGAGGGTAGAGCGGGAGACGCGCCGCACAGCGTGGCTTTGCCGCAACCCGTTCTGTGATGGCAAGCCGCATCCCGAGTGCCCTACCCCTCATGCCCGCGCAAACCAGCGGTTGCCGTTTAAACGAGCGGATGGGAAGACCGGAGCACTGTGGATGGCCGGACGTGGGTTCGGCAAGACGCGCATTGGTGCTGAGGGTGTGCGCCACATGGTCACCAAGAAGCGTGGTGGCGTTGGCAGAGTTGCCCTTATTGCGCGCACGGCCGCTGACATCCGTGACGTCATGGTTGAGGGTGAATCGGGGTTGCTGAATTGCTTCCCCAAGTGGGAGCGACCCGAGTATCAGCCATCGAAGCGGCGTGTTGTCTTTCAGAATGGCGCTGTTGCGTTTGCGTACTCATCGGAAGAACCCGATTCCTTGCGTGGCCCGCAACATGACTTCATTTGGGGTGATGAATTTAGCACGTGGCGACACTTGCCCGCTGTTCTGTCCAATGCGCTCATGGGCATGCGGCTTGGTGAAGAGCCACGAATGATCCTTACGGGAACGCCACGCCCGAGCAAGGCAGTCAAGAACCTGTTGGCAGGCAAGTATGGGGATTTCTATGTCATCCGAGGTACGACATATGAGAACCTTGGCAACCTTGCTGACGTGTTCCGTGACACTGTTATCCGTCAATACGAGGGCACACGTACCGGCCGACAGGAACTCAACGGCGAGCTACTTGCCGATGTTCCGGGCGCATTGTTGACGTACGATGTCTTTGAGAAAGACGGATTCCGATACGATGGACCGTTGCCCGAGGATGTGTCAACCATCACGGTCAATGTTGACCCTGCCGTGACGTCATCGACTAAGAGCGATTACACGGGCATCTCTGTGACCGCTGCCAATGTCACACGTACAGAAGGCTATGTGTTGCACAGTGAGGGGTTCCATGGGAGTCCGGCGCAAGCTATGGAGCGGGTTGGATTGCTGTATGACCAATTCATGGCTAACTATGTCGTTGGTGAGGTCAACAACGGTGGTGATTACATCGGGACAGTCCTCAAGCAAATCAGGCCAGACATCAAATTCAAAACGGTGCATGCGTCCGTTGGCAAGGTTGCGCGTGCGGAACCCGTTGCCATGCTCTATGAGCAAGGTCGGGTGCATCACGTGGGCAAACCAACTCAATACGCGGCCCTAGAAGATTTGTGGTGTTCGTGGTTGCCCAAGGGCACTAAGGACGATGAAGGCAACGAGATTGGCAGTGATGAGAGTCCGGATGAGATGGACTCTGTTGTTTGGGGCATGACAGAGTTGATGCTCAAGCGTGGCCGTACTGTTGGGACATCGAGGAATGTGCGAGGCTAGATACCATGACGCAACCCAAGACCACGGCTGACTTGCCGCCGGAAGACCAAGAGCCATCGGGTGCGTTCAACCCCGATGACTACGATTGGCCCGCACATCTCAAGACTGCCCTTGAAGCACTCAAGGTAAAGAACATCGAGATTGACAGGGCTTGGCGTTACTACGATCCGGAACACAACGGCGGACACCCCAAGGTTTGGCTCACCGATGCCATCAAGGACAAGTTGGATGATCAGCTAATCACCAACATGGCCGAGAATTGGTGTGACGTTGCGGTTGATGCCCCGGTTCGTCGCCTCATGGTTCAGGGCTTTGTGGACAGGGGCAGCGAAGACCAAGAGGTCAAGAACAATGTCATCATGAGCGATGCCGCCAAGAACGTGTGGAAAGACAACGATCTCCGTCTTGGCCAGAAGGACATCTATAAGGCTGCCCCGATTGCCGGTGAGTCATTCCTGTTTGCATGGAAGGATGACACCAAGGAAACCGGCATTGACGCCACCATCAAGGACGCTCGCCACGTGTGGTGGCCGGACGATTGCCACCGTGCAGACCCTACGCGCGTCGTGTTGGTGTGGGCAGACCAAGAGGAAGGCATTTGGCGAGCCACGATGTATTACAAGTACGTCGTTGTTCGGCTTGTCGGACCCAAGGTCAAGATGATGGGCACCATGGATGCCTTGCCGCAAGCGAGGTACTTCGATGTTGACCCTGTTGACCCCGGTGGTGAACACGGGTTTGACAAGGTGCCTGTTATTCGGTTTGCTGAGGACAGTAAGCGTCGGTCCCTTGTGATGCGTCTGACGACGCTACAGGACAAGATCAACAAGCTTGCTGCCAACCTTCTTGTCACGGCAGAGTTCAATGCGTGGCGCAAGATGGCCATTCTCACAGAGCAAACCATCGATGACGAAACGCTCAAGATGCGACCCAACCGCATTGCTGTACTCGATCCGGGTGGGGGTGATGGTGGCGCTGCCCCAACGTCCATTTGGGAGGGTTCGGAAACTGACCTCAGCAAGTACAGTGCCGAACAAGACAAACTCATTGACAAGCTTTTTACCAAGTCATGTCTTCCCGGACACATGAAGGTCAAGGATGACAAGGTTGCCCCATCGGGCGCTGCCTATGAAGCGGATGAGGGACCGTTCACCGAGTATGTCAACGATCTCAAGGACGCTTACGGGGAGTCATGGCATGACTTCTTTGAGCTAGTGCTTGGCATCGATGTTGAGTGTCAGTGGCGTGACCCTCACGTCAAAAGCGAGTTCGACCAAGCACAGACAGTCAAGATGTATGTCGATGCCGGTGTGCCGCTTGCCCTGGCACTCAAGTATTACGCGGGTTGGACCGATGACCAGCTCAAGGAATTTCAAGATGCGCCACTGTCGCCAAAGGAACAACTCAGCATGGCGGCAAGTCAGGCATTGGCTAACGGCAACGGGTTTGCCAACCAAGATCCTACCGGCGGGACCAAGGATGTTCCGGGAACGCCACCCGCACAGAAAGCGACCAACGCCAAACCGCAGAGCTAGGACCGTTTAAACAGTGAACCGCCGAGCGTTCTTGGGAGTATTCACAATGCCTACCATTTACCATTGGCTCATGCCGATCACTGTCGATCAGGCTCGATACAACACACTGATCGGTCGTGCCGGATACTTTGCCACGCCTACCGCCAAGCCGCGTGACGACAAGCCGACCCCCGATGCCAACAACGTGCTCAACTTGGGTGACTTCAAGAGCATCGATGCCACCGGCGTTGCCGACTCCACATCGGCCGTACAGGCTGCCATGGATGCGGCAGTGGCCAAGGGATCGACACTGTTTGTGCCACCCGGCACGTACTCTTGTCGCTCGCTGAACGTCCCCAAGGGACTTGTCATGACGTCCTACTCACCGAGCGGGTACGGAATCACGGTGACCAAACACGCGACCATCGCGCTACGTGCGGGCACCAATGACCACCTTCTCAAGGGTGCGGTTGGCGTTGCTCACGTGCGTATCTCGGGCATCCACTTTGACGGGAACAAGAACAACAACACGTCCGGTGACATCGTGCACCTTGACGATGCCGGAACGGCTGAGGAAGCGCAGTGGCACTTGCGGGATTGCTTCTTTGACGCCGCTGCCGGGTATGGCGTGTACGTCGGCAACGGTCGCCGTGCGGTTCAGCTTTCCGACTGCACGCTCAACTACTCCAAGTTGAGTGGCGCACGTATCAACGGCAGTGACGCTCACATTGACCGATGCATCTTTGGTTCCAACATGGAACATGGCATTGGTGTTGGCGGTACGGTGTGCAACATCAATGACTGTGACATCTACGGGAACGGCACGAGCGGTGACACCGGAACCGGCGACGGAATCACGGTCTTTTCGACGCTCACTCAGGTGAATATCCGTGGCAACCGAATCGATCAGAACCGACGTCACGGAACCCTGATCAGTGCATCGTGTGAGTCGATCGTTGTCGATAACAACGTGTACCACGGCAACAGTCAGCACAGCAACGGCGGATACAACGCGGTACATGTCCTTACCACGAGCGGAAGCGTGACCATCAATGCCAACACGTTCAGTGTGGATGGCAACGTTTCCAACAAGAGCGGTTACGCGGTATGGCTCGCTGCCAATGCGAGTGCGCGCGGGCACGGCAACGTCATGCAGAGCGGCGCTGTTGTCACCGGCATCACGAATGCCCCTCGCCGTTGGTCACAGACCAATTCGGACCGCACGTGCGCTTGGGCACCATCGGCGGCAATCGTTGCTAACATGAACCGCGCGGATACCGTCATCGGCAACGTGACGGGTGTGCTCACGTCCGGGCGGTTGTTCCTTGCGGGTGGCGCGGTGCTTCCGGCCGGTGTTCCGGTCACCTCGATCACGTTCTTGAGTGGAA